AGTACTAGGCCGCCTATCTTTATGATGTCAGCGATAGGGGTGCTTGGCCCAAAAAACATCGGAGACGTGGCTAACGCGCCCATACTAACAGCGCCGTAGGTTATGGGTATGTCGGCAAAACTACCCATACTGCGCCCCAGCACGTCCCCCACCTCTCCCAACGTAGTAGGTATAGCCCCACCTTCAATATTACCAGTTGTAATATTTTCCGTGCCGGTAGCGATGTTGATTTGCTCCACCGCGAAAGGAACCGCACGTAACCAATCTGAAACGTGTAGTGTTTCCCCCGAAAGACCTTTTATCGCTGTATACGCTGCCCCAACTATAGGGAGGAAGGGAGTTACAACGCTGACTATAGGATCAAAGAAATCCCAAGCACTGTCGTCAAAATCGTCAGTTCTTTTCCGCGAGGTGTAAGTACCCAAGCTACCTAAAAACCGCACTGTCTGATCAGTGTTTGGGCTATCTTCTGACGGGTAGAAAAATGATTTTGTATCGTACAGGTCTCGTTGAACATCTAGCTCACGAGGTTCCTGCATGTCAGGGCCACGCATATAGGCTGGTATGTTACTACCAAACGGTTTGTACAGGTAATTTTTACCTTGTATTTCTACGTATCTTGGAGCAAAAGGGTCTTGAGTGTCTTCTGCTAACGAGTTAACCTCCGCCATGTACATACTTTCGTACTGATCGTTAGGTAAAACTCCTGACTTATTTAGTCCGTATAAGTAGCCTAGCCTTTCAGATAAAGGCAAAAACTCGTATGCCGCTTGAAACGCCTCGGGGTCTTCTTGTCGTAGGGTGTTTAACTCATTATTAAAATCGTTAAAAGTTTGAACGCGGTGATCCTTAATAAGATTTATAAATGGTACGTGTGGCCCTTTATTACTAGACGCGCCCGGAGTCCATTCCATCGCATTGAAATCGCTGTGAGACTTATTTGATAGCGTTCCTAGTTCTGCAAACACACTATCTGGGTCTACGCCTGCATCTAAAGCGTTTTTGGCTTCCATCCAAGTTTGTATTTTAACTTGAGACGCCTTGTCCATAGGGTCAAGAGTTTGTCCCTCAAAGAACTTACGTATTATTGCTTCTCTATCGGCGTTGAACCATTCTTGTTCGGCTATTGCAACTTTTTTTGGTAGCGAAGAAGAAGAAGGATTTCCCCCATAAAACACGGGGCTAACGTCTACAGAAGTAAACAGGGCGTCTACATCAAAAGGAGTATTTTTTAGTTCCTCAATCTTAGCCGCGAGTTCGTCTTGACTGGGAAATTCCATATCGTCAAACAGATTCCAATCACCTAGATCATTCATAAAGGATTGGTAGTTATATTCTGCCTGTGTTTCTTCTGCAATGGGAGTGCTAGGCCGTCCGCCCCCTCCAGACTTTTTATAAGCAGTGTAGGATTCAGGATACCATTCAGGTATATCCATCTCTCCTAGAAAGGCCCACGTCTGGTCAGGGTAGCGTTGGAGGCTGTACTCGTCTGACCCACGGTCTGTATTTACTGTAGCTTGCCATTCTTTGAACGCATCCGTTTGAGATAGGGGCGGCGCTACGTAGTCAAACCCTGAGTAGTCATCCCCAAGGAAGTCAAAGTAATCATTTGCGCTGGCATTTGTACTAGTAGATTGCTTAGTACCCGTATCTTTCTTGGGGGTAGCCGCCATTTCGGCTTCATAAGCATCTAACTCCGCCCTTTCAGCAGAAGTAATGTTAGCCCTAAAGTACTTATAACCTATCGAACCTTTGGGGGGTATCCTACTAATGTCGAGTGCCATAACTTATGCCCTTTAGTTCTTTATGAGGATGCCTTGAAAAGACGCCCCCACTTCTACGTTGGTAGTATCGGAAAACGCTCGGCACTCTACATCTGTCTTTTCTTCTACCTTGAGCGGATACGTAAGCGGTAGCACTAACAAGGCGCTCTGCATGGTCTGGATTATGCGCGTGCGGAACGTATTAGAACCGAAGCCCCGCGTAACGAAACTCGCAGTAACGTGTTTATTTGCTAGTGATATTGCAGAGGTAAACGTCACATCGTCTAGGTACAAAGAGTATCCGGCAGGGACTGTATAAGCAGCGATCTGAGACTGGTTAGCCCCCTGTATGACGTGGGCATACGTAACTCCTGTAGGTACTCCAGAACTTACTCCGCTGTTAGCTACGTATATGTCTCCCGCAGCAGTGCCCCCACTACCAGAGGTAGCTACGAATATCCTGTTAACACGTAACCACGAGCTAGCATCACTTACCTGCACCTGAGTTTGGCCGTTCATGTTCACAGTTACGCTCTTGGCGTTGTAACTACCATCTACACCTTCTACAGTTACCGTGTTGGCTCCCGTACCCCCATTAGAATCGGCAGTGCTGGAGCTACTTATATACACAGTGGAGGCGGATGTAAGGTAGGGGTAGTTACCTCCAGTGCCCCACACAGTCTCTTCAGTACCATTTATATCAGGATTAAATCCGAATTTATACAGCGCCGTAGCACCAGCGATCTGGCCTTTTGAAACTTGTAATTCGTAGGGTTCTTGAACTGCCATAGCGTTTCTCAGTGCGTTATCTAATTGGTTAAAGTAGATACGCAGTACTTTGTTAAACTCTTCAAACGACTCTTGGTCGTACACTTGTGGAGGGTACGGCAGTGCCGGAGCGCGAAAGGGTACGTCGTACCTAGTATTGTCTCCAGCCATTATCGTCTGCCATCAGGTCGCATATCTAAACGAGGAGAACCCAACTGCCAAGTTACTCCCACCTCACTAGATTCTACCTTTATAGCTAGCTGCCGTCCACGTACACGAGTAAATACCTGTCCCGTAAACTGTTCTATTGGCAATGTAGCTGTACGTGTAATACCTGCACTGTTAGAGCCTCCTACAGAAGCGGGGTCATTGTACCCTGAACCTGAGTTCTGCAAGGGTAACAACGTCATAGTAGCGGTAGGAGAACCTACTTCAGAACCATCAAACGTAATATCAGGTAGTATACGCCACACAAAGGCAAATTGGTGCCCGTCTTCTAAGTCAAACTGTGCGGAGGACACGTATGCAGGTATAGCCGCCGTGGTAGCAGTTTCGTTGTCGTCAACGCCTTGCTCGTGGTTAACCAAGTTATTACTGTATGTAGCAGCTAGCGGGTAGTTCCTTAGTCCCGAATCAAGCCATGCGGTACGATTCATAGTGCCGTAGTACCATACTTGTTCTAGGTAATTGTACACTACATATCTGTCTGCCACGTTAGAGCCTTTAGAGCAGTACCACCACCATATTTCGTGGTAAGACTCGTTAGTCCCTGCAAACACCTGCTCATACTGCTCATCGTTAAAATCGTTAAACACGAACTTACGTAAGTTGCACTGTAGGGGCTTAGTGCGTCCATCGTACATATAGAACTTATCTTTACCCATCCAGTAAGCTACACCATTAGCGTAGGCTACCGCGTTCTGGGCGGCTATGGACACGTTCTCACCGACTAACTGCGCAGTCCATACTACAGGGGCACCAACGTACTGTAACGAGTACAGCGCAGAGTCAGTCCACACTAGCACTTCTTGGCGGGCTTGTTTAGCAGCCACAATCATGGTGCCGTTGGATAGGATAAGGTCGCCCGCTTGGTTAGTTGCCGCAGGTGACCAGTTAGTAGCATCTTCTTGGTCTGACCAACGGATTAGCATGGGGTTAACAGTAGAGGAGAAAATCTCGTTAGCACCGAAACAAAACACAAACCTGTTAATGTCAGACACTAGAATGAGTTTTTGTGACGTGGGCACTTCCGTACCTGTAAGAGCTACTGCTCTAGTGTTTAGCCCGTTCGTAGCATCCCAAATGTATATAGCGCCATCACGAGGCCCAAAGATGAGGTCTTCCCCAAAGTTAGCTTGGCTCCACAGGCGTATAGAGTCCGTGGAGGTAATACCAATGCCCCATGTGCCAGAACCCCAACTACCTGCGCCCCAACCTACTAGAGGTACAACGAACGCAGGGCCAACATTAATTTGATACGCAGCCGTTACTGTGCCGCCACCTGTAGCACTTGAACTAGCATTAGAGCCTGCATCGATTGTATACACGTTAGCAGTAGTTGTTTCGGTTAGCTGGTACTCGGCATTCAGAGTAAGGCCGCCTACGGCACTTGCACCGCTAAACGTAACAAAATCCCCGTCTATGTATCCACCGTTAGCGTCAGTAACTTCTACAATAGGAGACCCACTAGTAGTCTCAAACGGGTTAGTCAAAGTTACAGTAGCACGTAAGGGTGTGACGTCGTTGTACGCCCCACCGTTTTCGATGTAGAACTTCAGATTAGTCCCTACGCCGATCAGGTTCTGACTGCCAAGAGTAACCCAGTTCCACAAAGAACGGCATACACCTAGGAACGTAGTAGCAGATATACGCTGCCACCCACCAATCTTCTCCGGCGTACCTTGGCGAAACCGTATCTTATCACAGTCATACCAACCGCCTTCGCTAGTGTAACGAGTATTCTCGCGGTTAATTCCCGCTTTTAATTGTAGTTTTTTGAGGGGCATATATCACCTGT